CAGTCACTGTGCACATTTTCTCATGGAACATTTTATAAAGAGGGGGTAAAATTATGAATAAACTAAAAGTGGTAGATAAGTATATCAAGGAAATTAAAATGAAAATGAGAGCAGTAGGCACTTATAACATTAGCTTTAGCTACACTATTGAAGTATTAGCGAAGGTGTTAGTTGACTATCAAACCACTGTAGAAACCTTTGAGAAAACAGGTGGCAATATTGTCGTTAAGCATACCAATAAAAATGGGGCTACCAATCTAGTAAAAAATCCACTGTATTTAGCCCTTGAAAAACTAAGGGACGATATAATCTCATACTCCAGAGAACTAGGCTTGACGCCAGCAGGTCTCAAAAGGATAAATCAAGATGGTAACAAATCGCAGGAAAAATCAAACCTTGAAATGATACTAAATGAATTAAAAGATTAACACACCAGAAAGGAGGTAACCATGCAAGGTATAGAATATTTAAGAAAAAAGCTCCAAAGATACAGACGAGGAGCATTAAGTAGGCAATTAAGGTATGACATGAAAAATACCGAAATAGAACCAAGCATAGCAATCCCACCAGAATTAAGAATGCAGTACCGAGCCACTCTAGGTTGGTGTGCAAAGGCAGTTGATAGTATAGCAGATAGATTAGTCTTTAGAGAGTTTGCAAATGACAACTTTAATATAAATGAAATCTTCCGGATGAATAGTTCTGATGTTTTATTTGATGATGCAATGTTATCAGCCTTAGTCAATTCATGCAGTTTTGTTTATATCAGCGAAGGTGAAGAAGATATCCCAAGATTGCAAGTCATCCAAGGAAGTGAAGCAACTGGAATATTAGACCCAATAACAAGATTGCTAACAGAAGGCTATACAGTCTTATCAAGGGATGATTATGGCAAGCCAATAGAGGAATTATACTTTATAGCAGGTAGAACTGATTATTATGTAGATGGTAAATTGGCAACTTATACAGAAAATAACGCACCTTACCCATTACTAGTTCCAATTATTCACAAGCCAGATTCAAGCCGACAATTTGGAAGGTCACGAATAACCAAATCAGCTATATATTGGCAGAGATACGCAAAGCGAACATTAGAAAGAGCAGATGTAGCATCAGAATTTTATTCATTCCCTCAAAAGTATGTAGTAGGGTTAAGCCAAGACGCTGAACCAATGGATGCATGGAAAGCAACTATATCGGCCATGCTCCAGTTCACAAAGGATGAAAATGGCGATTCTCCAAAGCTGGGGCAATTCCAGCAACAGTCAATGGCTCCGTTTACCGAGCAACTAAAGAATGCTGCAAGTGGGTTTGCTGGGGAAACAGGCTTGACACTAGATGACTTAGGATTTTATACAGACAATCCATCAAGTGCCGAATCGATTAAAGCGAGCCACGAAACATTGAGGCTAGCAGCAGAAAAGGCCCAAAGAGACTTTGGATTAGGGTTTTTAAATGTTGGATATTTAGCATCTTGTTTGCGAGATGACTACCCGTACAAAAGAAATCAATTATACCTAACAAAGGCAAAATGGCAACCAGTATTCAAGCCAGACGCATCAACAATTTCATTAATTGGGGATGGAGCAATAAAAGTGAATCAAGCGATACCAGGATATTTTGGCAAAGGGAATCTACATGACATCACAGGAATAGAAGGTGAAGAATAATGATTGATATAGCACCTGAACTATTAGCAAAGTTGAAAAAGTCATTTAATGGAAAGTACAATAAGAATAAAAAGGTAGAGAAAATACTATCTACAATAAAAGACGGAAAGCCGACTTATTCCGAGGTAAATGATTTATCAATTGAGGTTGGGGATATTCTAGCAGAAGTATTTCAAGAAAACCTATCCCAAGATATGCTACCCGATGGAAGAATGTATTATAATATTGCAAAACGAACAGTAGAGCCAATGATGGTTAATAATTATAATATTGTCTCGGACAATGCAGTGATGGTTCAAGAAATCCTAAACAAGCAAGCGGGTATGAGAATTAAAGCACAAGTTCCAGATTTAAATCAAAGTAGAATAGATGGAATAATTAATAGGTTAGATGAAGCAAAATCATTTGACGATATCAAGTGGATATTAGACGAACCAGTTAGAAACTTTACACAAGCAGTAGCCGATGATGCAGTAAAAAAGAATACAAAATTCCATAAAGGGTTAGGACTAGTACCAAGTGTTACACGAATAGTAAAAGGAGATTGCTGTGATTGGTGTAGGGAAGTAGCAGGTACTTATTATTCCCCAGATATTCCTGATGACGTCTACAGAAGGCATAGGTATTGTAGATGTACAGTAGAGTATGACCCCGGCGATGGAAAAAAGAAAAGAATTGGATAAAATAACTTATCCCCTAGCTAGGAAAAGGCGAAAAGAATGACGATATGACTAAAAGAATAGGCTCACAAGAACCTACACAATCATTAATATTACCATTTAAAAAAACATTAGGGAATAAAGCCATTAAACTATATTCATTTACAGGTAACACAGTTATAGAATGGCAAGAAAATCTATTAAACCCTATAATGGCAATAGACGAGGATGGTTTATGGGTACATACTAAATTCGGCTATTCGTTACCCCGTAGAAATGGGAAAAATGAAGTTTTAGCTCAGAGGGAATTGTGGGGTTTGGTAAGCGGCGAGAAAATACTTCATACGGCGCACAGGACTACTACAAGCCATATGGCATGGGACAGATTATGCAGGTTGTTAGATAAGGCAAAAATTGAATATCAATCTATAAAAGCCACAGGGGTAGAAAATATAAGGCTTGAGACTGGCGGGAGGATAGACTTTAGAACAAGGTCATCTAAGGGTGGTTTGGGGGAAGGGTTTGACTTACTTGTAATTGATGAAGCCCAAGAATACACCGATGATGAAAATTCTGCATTGAAATACGTCGTGTCTGACAGCTCTAACCCTCAAACAATTTTTTGTGGAACACCGCCAACACCGCTATCATCAGGTACGGTATTTACCAATCTTAGAAAAACCGCCTTGAACGGTTATGCACTCAATACAGGATGGGCGGAGTGGAGTGTTGAAGAAGAAGCCAAGGACATACGAGATAAAGAACTATGGTATGCAACCAATCCATCATTAGGCTTTCATTTGACCGAAAGAAAGATAATGGATGAAGTTGGCGATGATATTATCGACTTCAACATCCAAAGATTAGGCTTATGGATTCGTTACAATCAAAAATCAGCTATATCAGAAAACGAATGGAACGAATTAAAAGTTGATATGCTTCCAAAATTAAAAGGAAAATTATTCGTAGGTATTAAATATGGACATGATGGTACAAATGTAGCAATGAGTATCGCAGTAAAAACCAAAGATAATGACATATTTGTTGAAGTGATAGATTGTCAAAGTGTGAGAAATGGCAATGCATGGATAATTGCATTTTTAAAACAAGCAGATGCACAAGAAATAGTAATTGACGGAGCAAGTGGACAAAATATTTTAGCAAGTGAAATGAAAGATTCGGGCATTAAAAAGAAGCCTATATTGCCTACTGTAAAAGAAATCATTGTTGCTAATAGCACATTTGAACAGGGATTATTCCAACAAACCTTAAAACATAGAGGACAGCCTTCATTATCTCAAGTTGTTACAAATTGCGATAAAAGAAATATAGGAAGTAGTGGTGGATTTGGTTATCGTACACAGATAGAAGAAAATGATATTGCACTTATGGACAGTATAATATTAGCTTTTTGGGCAGCCTCTAGCAGTAAACCAGTTAAGAAACAAAAGATTAGTTATTAGCACTCGAAAGGGTGCTTTTATTATGCCCGAAAGGGGGATTAAATGGATGTATTAAGTTTGTTTGATGGAATAAGTTGGTAATGGCTGGACAGTTGATGTTGTAGCACATACCTTTAAAAGGAATAATTTAAGGAGGTGATCCTATATCCCGTTGGTAGCATACGTTAGCTACTATTTTTCATGCAATAAATTCGCCTAGGGATGGCGTTAAAAGCTACCTAGCCCATCGGTGTCGTAGCACCGTAAACAAATCGAAAAAGGAGAATGAGTATGAATAGAGAGTTTTTAGAAAAATTAGGACTTGAAAAAGAAGTAATTGACAGCATTATGAAGGAACATGGAAAAACAATTCAATCAGTTAAACCTGAGGACTATGACGATATAAAAGCAGAAAACAAAACTCTGAAAGATACAGTTGCTGACCTACAAAAATCAATGAAAGATTTTGAAGGATATGAGGATAAGCTAACTGAAAAAGACAATCTTATCAAGGAATACGAAACTAAAAACCTTAAATATCGCATAGCAAATGAAAATGGAATTCCACTAGAGCTTGCAAGCAAATTAACAGGCGAAACAGAAGAAGATTTAAAGGAGGACGCTGAAACTTTATCATCATTTATAACTAAGAAACAAACTTTACCATTAAGAACCACAGAACCAAAAGCAGACGACGACACAGCACCCTATAAGGAGATGTTGGACAATTTAAAATTATAAAGGAGAAAAAACATTATGGCAGTATTAGAAAAAAGAACATTATTTGACCCAAAATTAGTAACAGATTTAGTTAACAAAGTAAAGGGAGAAAGTTCACTAGCAACCTTGTCCAGACAAACACCAATACCATTCAATGGACAAAAAGAATTTGTTTTTACGATGGATAATGAAATTGATGTAGTAGCAGAATCAGGAAAGAAATCTCATGGTGGAGTAACATTAACACCACAGACAATCGTACCAATCAAAGTTGAATACGGTGCAAGAATTTCTGACGAATTTATCTACGCATCCGAGGAGGAAAAAATCTCAATTTTGCAGTCATTTAATGATGGATTTGCCAAAAAGGTTGCTAGGGGTCTTGATCTTATGGCTATGCATGGTGTAAACCCAAGGACGGGCACTGCATCAGCAATAATCGGAGCTAACCATTTTGATTCCAAAGTTAGTCAGACAGTAGAAGCAGCTTTAGGAATGGCTGAAGCAAATGCAAACGTGGAAGCGGCAATTGCATTGGTAACCGGTTCAGACGGTGATATTACTGGAATGGCTATGTCGCCATCATTCCGTTCCGCATTGGCTGGAATTACCAAAATAGACGGAAATCCAATGTTCCCGGATTTAGCATGGGGAAATCAGCCTTCAACTATTAACGGACTTGCAGTCAATGTTAATAAAACAGTATCAGACATGTCAACTTTAAGAGACCGTGTAATCGTGGGAGACTTCGCAAATTCCTTTAAATGGGGATATGCGAAACAAATTCCTTTAGAAGTTATCCAATTCGGTGACCCTGACAATTCAGGTCTTGACCTTAAAGGTTATAACCAAGTCTACCTAAGGGCAGAAGTTTACTTAGGTTGGGGAATTATGGACCCTGAAAGCTTTGCTAGAATCACAGAAGCTACAGCGTAGGAGGTTTAAAATTAGATATAAAAATACCAAGACGGGGGCTGTCATTGACAGTCCTTGTGTTATTAAAGGCGAAAATTGGATTGAAGAAATTGAAAAAGTTAAAAAGCCAGTAAAGGCAACAACAAAATCTAAAGCAAAGGGGTAGATTAAATGGACTTTGCTACTATTCAAGATGTTACAGACTTATGGAGGCCACTTAAAAACGATGAAATTATTAGGGCGGAATCTTTGCTTGAAGTGGTTTCCGATTCGTTGCGAGTCGAGGCTACTAAAGTTGGTAAGGATTTAGACAAGATGGTTGCAGATAGTCCAACCTACGCTACCGTTGTTAAGTCGGTAACGGTTGATATTGTTGCAAGAACATTGCTTACGTCGACTGAAAACGAACCAATGACACAAACAAGTGAATCTGCTTTAGGGTATTCCTGGTCTGGCTCTTATCTTGTACCAGGTGGTGGATTATTCATCAAGAACAGCGAATTAAGTCGTTTAGGGCTACGGAAACAGAGATACGGGGTGATTGACTTTTATGGCTAAAATTAAAGGAATTACAGTTACCTTAATTAATAAAATTGAAACAGGAAAGGACCCATTCGGAAAGCCAATCTATGAAGATTCGGAGATCCTAGTTGACAATGTGCTAGTTAGTCCAACATCTAGCGATGATATTGTAAATCAACTTAATTTAACGGGCAAAAAGGCAGTATATACGCTTGCAATACCGAAGGGGGATACCCACGACTGGAGGGATCGACGAGTTGATTTTTTTGGCCAGTCTTTTAAAACTTTTGGGGAACCGCTCCAGGGGATTGAATCCAATATCCCGCTAGATTGGAATATGAAGGTGAAGGTTGAAAAATATGATTGAAAAAATCGTATTGGATTATTTAAATGAAGCGCTGGATGTGCCATGTTACATGGAGTATCCAGAAGAGAAGATTCTGCCCTTTGTGGTAATTGAAAAAACCGGGTCCGGGGAATCCAATCATATAAAAAACGCAACATTTGCGCTTCAAAGTGTTGCCGAATCGTTGTATGCAGCGGCGGAATTGAATGGCGACGTAAAAGCAGCGATGGATGCCATAATTATACGGCCAGACATCAGCGCATCTAAATTAAACAGCGACTATAATTTTACCGATGCGGCGACGAAGCAATACCGCTATCAGGCAATTTATGACCTGTATTATTGCAATGGTTAAAAAAGGGGAACACAAATGAGCGTTATTAAAATAAGAATGAATTCCGCGGGGGCCAGAACAATTTTAAACAGTAGAGGAGTACAGCAGGACCTTTTGCGCAGGGCTGAACGTATAAAAGAAAAGGCCAATGGCATGGGGAATGGGGTTTATGCAGCGGATGTAAAGGAAGGGAAAGTCCGGGCACATGCGATGGTTAAAACAACGGATGCCCATTCGATGGCATCGAATAAAAAACATAATTCGCTGCTGAAAAGTTTAAATGCTGGCAAATAAGCCAGCGATTGGAGGAATAAACGATGAGCAATAACTCAACAACCAATGTATCTGCCGGCAAACCAAAGGTCGGTGGAGCGATTTTTGTGGCACCGTCGACAGAGACACTACCAACCGATGCGACGACAGCGTTACCTGAAAGTTTTGTCTGCGTTGGCTATATATCGGACGATGGTGTCAACAATAAAATTGAAATGAAAAACAGCGATATCCAGGCTTGGGGCGGGGATACGGTTTTAAGTGCACAGGAATCCCGGACGGAGACTTACGAGTTTACGATGATTGAGACCAATGAAGCATCGCTAAAGCAGGCATTTGGGGAGGAGAATGTAACGGTAGATGGTGTAACAAAAGTAACTACTGTTAAGCATAATGGCCTTGAACGAAAAGCCTATGTTTATGTCGTGGAAATGATCATGACCGGAAACCGGGTGAAACGGACGGTGATTCCCAATGGGAAAGTAACGGATATCGGCGAGATTAAATATGTGGATAAAGAGCCGATTGGTTACGATACGACGATTACGGCGCTTCCGGACGCAAGTGGCAATACAGCTTATGATTACATTGCAAGTACTGGAGCTTAAAAAGATGGAAACAGAAGATAGAACAAGCATTCAAACCGTCGTGGTTGACGGGGTCCACGTGACCCTGGACCCGGCGGTTTTTGACGATATGGACATTTTAGAAGCCATTGTTGACATTGAAGACGGCAATGGTGCCCGGATTGTTACCCTGATGCGGCGGATTTTTGGAGACGATTATACTCGGATTAAAAGCGAACTTAAGGGGAACAAAAAGGTATTGACAGTTACAGCGATGGCCGAATGGCTTGAAAAAATGATGGAGGAATTAGGCCAAAAAAACTGATGGTGCTCGCGGTGTTCAGGGCCCGGTATAGGGCGGAGCTGCGGGCGGATTTTAGGGCTTATTATAATGTGAGTGCGGACCAAATCGGCACGTCCATCACCGTGAGCGAGGCAATGGATCTGGCAGCGCAACTGCCAGCCGGGTCACGGTGTATGGCCGCGACAAATCCCGCCAATAAGTGGGACGTGAAGGATATTCTTTTGAATAATGTTTCAAACACTGTAAGTTTGTTGGCATGGGCATTAACAAGTACCGGCAAAACAGAGTGTCCTAAACCCTTTGTTTTACCGGGAACGGATGAGGCTCAAAAGTCCGGGGCCAGTAAAACCCGGAGAAGTCCATCTTATACAGTAAAGGAATGCCAGAAAATTTTGAGTCAACCCAGAAAGGAGGCTTCTGATGGCTGAGTTAGCAACAGCATATATTACACTGATTCCATCGCTAAGAGGCGCAGCCGCCAGTATAACAAAACAACTTGGCGAGGTTGATACCAGCGGAGCCGGGAAAACGATGGGCGGAAAAGCGGGGGGCGGATTTGCCTCTGGGTTGCTTGGTGCTGGAGCCATTGCAGGAGCGGCGGCTGCAGTGACGTCAAAAGCGATGGGTGTGATTTCAAATTCCATGGGGGGTGCCATTTCACGCATCGACACCATGAATAACTTTCCGAAGGTGATGCAGAATTTGGGGTATTCATCTGAAGATGCATCAAAATCCATAAAAAAGATGAGTGACCGGCTGACCGGACTGCCAACATCCTTGGATAGTATGACTGGCATGGTGCAGCAGATTGCCCCACTAACCGGTGGGCTGGATGAGGCCACGAATATAGGGTTGGCTTTTAACGATATGCTATTGGCTTCGGGAAAAAGTACGGCTGATCAAACGCGTGCCATGGAGCAGTACGCCCAGATGCTTTCAAAGGGGACTGTTGATTTGCAAAGCTGGCGAACTCTCCAAGAAGTGATGCCGGGGCAGCTTAACCAGGTGGCCCAGGCGCTTTTGGGGCCGACGGCGAATAGTCAGTCTCTGTATGAGGCTATGCAAAATGGCACGGTATCGATGGATGATTTTAACAACGCCATGCTTAATCTGGATCAGAACGGGGCCAATGGCTTCGCGTCATTTAGCCAACAGGCTAAGGATGCAACCGGCGGGATCGCTACCGCTTTTGCCAATGTCAAGACATCCATTTCACGATCACTTGCGGGGGTTATGGATGCCATTGGGCAAACCAATATCTCCGGCGTGATTAACGGAATTAGCCCTATCATATCCGGGATTGGTAATGTGCTTGTTACCATGGTCAATATGGTAAAAGCCAGCGGACTAGGCGAAACCATCGGCAAAGCCTTTGATGGCATGAAGACGGCACTCGGGCCGGTAGTTAGTCAATTGGCCCCAATCTTGATGCAATTCTTTGGGGCCGTTCTCAATTTCTTGAATTTTATCATCCCGCCGATTGTTAAGGTGGTTACTGTGATTCTTTCCGTTGTAATCCCAGTTGTTGAGGGATTAATTTTTATCGTATCCGGCATTCTCAACGGCATTGTTGCCGTGTTCTCAGGAGCCGTAGCACTTATTCAGGCCGTATGGGGAGGCATTGTCGGATTTTTCCAAGGTATTTGGAATGGGATTTGCGCTGCGTTCTCAGCCGTGGGCGAATGGTTTGGAGGCGTTTTTGGTTCAGCAGCTTCTGCCATTCAAGGCATATGGAGCGGAATCACAGGGTTCTTCCAGGGCATTTGGGATGCGCTTAGCAATGCAGCAGGCGGAGCCGTTAAAAAGGTCACCGGGTTTATTTCCGGGCTTCCGGGAACCATTAAGGGGTTTTTCTCGGATGCAGGGCAATGGCTTTGGGATGCCGGGTCCAATATCATGAGCGGGCTGTTGTCTGGAATCAAGAATGCTTTTGAAACGGTCAAGGATTTTGTTTCAGGCATTGGCACATGGATTGCGGAACATAAAGGGCCAAAGAGCTATGACTTGGCCCTGCTTATCCCTAATGGTCAATGGATTATGCAGTCCTTGGCTACCGGCTTAAAAGCAGGCCTGCCGGGCGTGAAAAATGTGCTTGGCGCTATCACGGATGAGCTGGGAAACAGCCAGACTGCGCAAATCGCTGTGACGTCAGCGATGACAGCTCAGAGCACACCGGGATGGGCGAGTGAAGGCAATTCTCTGGCAATGATCATGCAACTGCTGGTCGATATCAAAGGGAAAGATAGCAACGTCTATTTAGACAAAGATAAAATAAACAAAAGCTTAGCTCCGGGCATGGATACGCAATTGGGCATCCGGCAGGCAGCCGCTTCTAGGGGGTTCTGATATGGTTGATCAAATTTTTATTGATGGTGAAGGAACCTACGATACGTATGGGCTCATTCTAACCGAAGCGTCCGAGGAACCACCAGAACCTAAAATCTATACGGTGGATGTGCCCGGCGGGGATGGCCAGATTGATTTATCGGAGTTTGGTGGGGATCTGGCCTACAGCAACCGCAATATGACATACACATTCCTTCTAACCAGCCGGGAGAAATCAAAAATTGAAGGAGAAAAAACAAAATTATCCAAATTGTGGCACGGTAAAAACTTGCCATTTACCCTGTCCTGGGACACTGGATATACCTATACCGGACGGATTACGATTGATAAATACCCGAACAACTACAGATATGGGACGATAACACTGAAGATTTCGGCTAAGCCGTACAAGTTTTATAAAACCCGCACCCTTTTGGTTAATGCCGCTGGGGGTGTGGTTGTAAGTATTGAAAACGGCCGGAAGCGCGTTTGCCCGACGATTGAAGTGCAGCACACCACGCTGGTGGCATTTGAAGGTGAGACTTACACCTTGGAGCCGGGAACCTATAAGATTAAAGATCTCTGGTTTCGGGGCGGAACCAATGAAGTGGTTTTAAACAGTTATCCTGAATACAATTATGCAACCTGGGAATACTACACGGGGAAAATATGGGCCGATTATGCCGATAAGCTGTTGAGTGTCTTGTGTGCCGGTGATCAGCCTCTACAGGCTTATGATCGATGGATAAATTACAGCGGTAAGACGTGGTGGGACCTGGAAGGGAAAACGTGGATGGATTTATCCCATCCTGCAACATCTGGCGATAAATACAGTGTTTATATACAATACGACATTTACGAACTTTAAATTAAAAAGGAGCATATATGAGTACGAAAACAACCCTTATGAAAATGACCTGCCCGGCGGTGACCGATGATGTGCAAAGCACCATATCGGCGCTTGCGGCTAATTTTAATATTATTGACGCTTTGTATCCGATTGGAACGATCTATCAGAGCACAAAATCGACTAATCCTTCCACCTTTATTGGGGGGACATGGACGGCGATTCAGAACAAATTTTTGGTAGGTGCTGGATCTGACTTTGCGGGAGGGACCACCGGTGGGCAGAAAACAATGGGTGTTCATAAATCCGGCGATGAAGCAGACGGATACGGCCTATCTCCAGTTACGGGTTTTGCTAACCGGGTGATGGTGGCCAGTCAGGATTATTCTGGGAAGATTTTGCCACCTTATAAAGCGGTGTATATGTGGGAAAGAACTGCATAGTATTTTTTAAGGAGGCACACGATGTATCGATTGTTTTATGATGGTGAGGTGCTCCATGATCCGCGGGACGATAAACGCCGGGTGACCGAGTGTAAGGTGGAGTTGGAGTCCAATACGGCGGGGACCCTTACGTTTAAAATAGCGCCAGCGCATCCGCTTTTCGGGAAGCTCCAGGCCATGGATACGGGCCACGAGGTGATCGTGATGGATGATACTGTAGAGGTTTTTCGCGGCCGGATCAAATCCGACGGAAAAGATATGCAGACCGTAACGAATGTGACTTGCGAAGGCCAATTAGCGTATTTAAATGACAGCGTTGTGCGGGCCTATGGGACGTATGCGTCCGATGATGAAAACTGGACCGTTGTGAAGGGGGATAATATCTTTCGCTGGTACGTCAGCCAACACAATGGCCAGAGCGATGCGAATAAACAATTTGTCGTCGGGAAATGCGAAACGGGATACGGATTGACCCGCAGCAGCACCCAGCACCCGACGACGGGACAGGAGATCAAGGAAAAATTACTGGATGCTCTGCCTTGTTACATTGACTGTTACATGGACAATGGTGAGCGCATACTTGACCTGCTGGAGTTTGGCGGAGCAGACGCAGAACAATACATTGAATTTGGAACAAATTTGCTGGACTATGCCACTACTCGGGACGCATCAAGCATCATTACTGATATCATCCCGACAGGGACAGATAACGACAACAATGCGATTGATATTACGTCCTTGCGCGATGGGGATTATGGGAGCTGCTACAAGGAGGGCGACCATGTATCGTTTTCTGCGGGCGTTAATTTGTACGGGCACATCACCGAAGCGCGCAGTTATGATGGGACAACACCATCAGGTCTGCTGAATGCTTCGATAAATGATTTACAGACGTCCTCTGAGGTAATAGAGAGTGTCAATATCAAAGCTGTGGATCTGCATAATGTGGATCCGACGGTGAAGCCGATTCGTCTGAATGAATGGGTGCTAGTAAGTTCTAAGCCCCACGGAGTGTATCAGCCCATGATGTGCGTGAAGATGACGATTGATATAAATGATCCGACCCAGACAGTATATACCTTTGGTGCAACGCTTCCGTCGCTGACATCCGACAATGCTATGAAGGTGGCGCAGAACAGGCAACGGCAGGAAGAAATGATTGTGGCGGCAGCGGCTATAAGTGTAGATGCCAAGGCAGCGGCTGAATTGGCTACGACAGCACAGATGGCTGCGAATACAGCCCAGACTGCGGCTAACACAGCCCAAAGCACTGCCGATACGGCAAAAACC